TACTTATTCCAGTTATCTAAATTATCTTTGTATGTTTTTCCCGTGTTTGTAAATCCAAACAACCCTCCTCTAAACTTTCTGGATTTTCTGTTGTTTCGAACGTTACGCCTAGATTTCATATTTTAAATATAGAATAAAAAAAATGAAATTACTTTCTTTTACGAGTACCACCAAACACAGAAGGAGCAATTGGACGATTTTCATCTGAATATTTCAGTTGTTCTTCATAGCTTTTATCCATCATTTCTGTCATTATATCTGCATTGTCTATTTTTTTATCTGCATTGTCTATTTTTTTGTCTGCATGTTTTTCTATAAATTCAGGTTTGGTTAAATACGTAATGGCTAACGCAATCATGCTCGTATAACTACATTTTGATATATTCAACGGATAAAATTTCTTTTCTATCGTTCCCGTTATGGTATCTTTTTGACTACGCACTTTACCTCCGTAAAATCCTAAATAGAGTGTGTTCCAATCTACTCTAGGATTACAATTGGAATCTAATGTTCCATCTGAATTTACTTTACATTTCGAATAATTTTCTGCAGCTAATTTACTGAATAAACCTTTATTTGAAGTATTTGCGTCACAATTACCCTTTACACCTTTAAATGGCAATTCATGTACACATGGCAATACAATAGGTTTACGTGTAAGTGTAATTAATGGTTGACTTTCAGGACTTTCACGCATAGCATCTATAAGTGTAAATAAGGTTTCATGGGTTCGAATTAAATCAGATACAAAAAATTGGGTTGGTACTGTTTGATCATTGGTCGTCAAATATTGATACAATTCTTTACCAGCAAGTGTAGCTTGTGTTATACCGTTGGGTGTAATGGATGTATCGGGTACTACGTGAAATTTATTTGCCATGATGTTAGAAGTATCATTATGTTCTCCTTGCCCATGACGTACTATGTAAAAAGTATAGGTTTTATCAATAGGTGGGAGTTTCAAAAACGCAATAAAATTAGTGTCAACGGTGTCAAATGTAGGATATACGATATGTCCTGGTACTCTAGACGCGTCTTTTACATAATAGGGACGTTCTTCATTTATTTTTTTAGTTTCTGAATCCGATAAATTTCCTTGGTACACCATCGATAAATGCAAAGAGGAAGGTGTAACGGATAATTTTAATATAGCGCAATTCATAAACCGTATTTTATCTTTACTATCATTTTGATGGATAGCATCTAATAAACATTGAATTCTTGTATTATGAGAAACAATAATGGATGCTACTTCTGGTAATTTAGAATCTGGTTCTTCAAATGGTTCTTCAACAGGTTCTTCAACTGGTTCTTCATCTTCTTCATCGCCTTCATCTAAACTAGAAAGTTTTCTTGTTTTGTTGGTTGTAGTTGATCTATTTTTTTGTGTTTTATTAAATCTATGTGTTGAATCAAATGAAAGTAATAGGCGTACAAATTCTTGTGGACCTACATAATACTTTATTTGTTCTAACGTAAGGTTTCCTACAAGAGGTTGGTCAGGAGGTAAAAATAAATAATTGTTTAATTGATTATAATAGTTTTCTTTCCCTACTTTTTTCCATTCTGCTTTTATTGTTTTTAAATTATCTTTCAAATTACCACGGTCTAAATTAATTTTTTCAATGTTTATGTTTACACGCGATGATAACATAAAATCAACCATATCGAAGAAAAATTTATCTCCTAATGCATTTTTAATTTTTTGTGAATTACACACTTTAGACAGTTCTTCAATGTATAATTGTGGATTTTCTTTGGATATGTTTATTCCATAATATTTTTCTATTTTTATTAATTCATTGCCTTGATTCAAATGAAATAAACATGCTAATAATAATTTAGTACGTGTTTTTTCATTGATTGGATTTTTTAATTGAGATTGTATAATTTGTATTTTACGTAAATTATTAAATTTTTCTTTTAATTTACGTTCTGTTATTCGTTCTTCTTCTAAATACAATGCTTGATCTTGTGTAATACGTTTTTTACTCTGTAAATTATACTTACCTGGTTCGCTTTCTGGTTTAGACGTCCTATCTTCTACTTTAAAATCATCTAATCGAGATAATTGTAATTTAATATGTTCAGGCCGATTGATATATTCTTTATATTCAGGTGTGTTTCCATACGTTTTAAAGTCTTCATCCGTACATGGTTTTCCATCGGGTGGTTTGATTGCATAAGCAATAGGTTTAAAATTTTTATCTGATGGATAAAACATGTGTGGAATGTAATGACTGTACTCTGGATTAGACGACCAATAGGATTTCCAATCCTGTTTGTTTTCTTCACATGTTTTAGCAACCGATTCGGGACACACACGAGGCTTACCCGATTCATCCAACAATTGACCTTTTACAGGTACTGCACCTCTTAAATTGAATGAACCTGGATATAAAAAAGAAGAATCATACAAAGCATGCGGGTTTTCATTATTCACTTTATAGTTTTTCCATGTTTTTCTCCAATCATTTTTGTTATTTTCACACGTTTTATTTTTATTATCAAAAAATCCCCATCCTCCTTTTCTTGATTTTCTATTTTTTGGCATATATATACAAAATATTATATGTCTAAATTAACGGTATGTTTATCTGATTTTTTTCGACGGGGTTTTGATAACCCATCTTTCATATCTTTCAATTCGCTTAAACTTACCGTACTGGTTGCATCTTCAGATGGCTTTGGTTTTAATCCACTCAAAATATCATTGATATCGGTTGGTCCTCTCATGTCAGGACGCTTATCGGGTTGGGCCCTCTCGCGATTTACGTAGGATGTAGGTGCCGCGCTCGGATGCGACATGTTGGGCATTACGTTGTTCATAAATCCTGTAAATCCTGGATTCGTATTCCCCATGGAATTCACTGCAGCCTGTGTGAACTTTTGCATCAACTCTGGATTTTGTCGCATAATGTCGTCCATGCCAGGAAGAGAAGACTTGAACATGGTGTTGGTCATGTGAAGCATCATTGCACCTCCCCCTAATTGAAAGAGTAATTTTAGCTCAGGTGCCATCTTTGCTTTCGACCTGTATTTTTCGTGCAGTTCGGCGAAAATTTCATCGTAATCTGTAATGTTTTCGTTGACTTGTTCTGCCCATCCGTCTAATTTCACATCAAAAGGGTCAAATTTAGAATTTAAAAATTCCAACCCTGTAATGGCAGCCATCAACATTTTTCCCTGAAACTTTACACTGTTTGATTTTTCCTTTTCAGAAATAATATTTTCATATTCCCCTTTCATTTCATCTAAAGAAGAATCCATAGTGTATTTGCGCGTAAGACGACCACCTTTGGACTCAATGTCTTCTAATTTTCGCAATATCTTGAACTTTTCACGCAACACCTCTGCTGAATTTTCCTTGACTGCAATTTTGTCAGGGTCGATAGTATTGATAGATTTGAAACCATCCCATGATTTATCTACTTTAATAGGACGTTCGTCAAATTGAACACTTGGTCTCGGTGTGTCGGTCAAATCAATACGTGGAAACTCCATGCTAGGCGCATCTACTGTCTTGAATTCTACTTTTGGAGTGTTTACTTGTGAAAGTGAGTTTAATTCATTTTCTAATTTATCTAAATCTGTTAGTTTAATTTCACCTGTTTCCTTTTTTTTATTGTTCATCAACAACTCTACACCAGGTAATGATGGGGCAGAACCAGGGGATAAATCAATTGGGTCAAAATTAAGCTTAATTTCCTCTAAACCATCTAATTTGGGTCCAAGTTGAATTGTGTCCATTATGTTTATATAAGAACAATTAATTTTAAGTAATCCGCATTTATATTGTTTAAATACCAAATAAGTTGTAATAATGTATCTGCCAAATCATCTTTTTTTTTGTGTTTTTCAAACCCTGTATTCCAATGATTGGCTGCAACTAATTTTCGAACACAATCTACACTTATTTTTTTACGCTCAGCATAAGTAGAAGGTCCTTTGTGGAATAATTTTAATTTATTGACAGACGATACACAAACTACTTCGGCGTTTTTCATAATCCAATATTGCATCACCATTCCCTGCAACATTTTCATACGGTTGGCCAACGGTCCTATTTGATTTTCAATAACGACAACATCCACTTTGGCAAACCGTTCATACTGTTTCACTAATTCTTTTCCTAAATCAATAGCAGAACACGTTTTAGCTGATTTACGTTTTACTTCTGTTAATTTTTTAGTCTGCAATTGTTGTATCATCGTTTCTTTTGTTTCACATTGTACGATACCGTGTAGTTTGCATAACTCAGATAATTCAGGTTTGGTTAATCCCGATAATGGAGGAACGGGCATGGCATGTTTTTTACAGAAAAAAAAAGTGTCTCTAAAAAACAAAGCAGGTTGTTTGCACTGTTTTTTATGAAAATGAGTACAAGTAGGCTGTGGGCCTAATAAATCCAACACATCCCAATCTATAATTTGAAATGTATCTGTCACAGATGCATAACAATGCGCTAAATGGGTAATTCCAATATCAATGGATAAAACTAACATACTAATATTACTGATATGTATTTATGTTATCTTACTCGTTTATATAATTCAAATGCGGTAAGAGCAGCAAGAATTTGTACAAGTACGTAAGGAACGAGTAATGTTGGGTTTTGTTTTCCAGCAAGAGTCATTAACACGGTGACTGCTGGATTGAAATTTCCGCCTGAAATAGGACCACCTAAATAGACAGCAAACGCTAGAGCAGCACCAATAGCAAGAGGGTTACCAGTAACAATAATGACATACAAGAAAAAAACAGTTCCTACATATTCAATCAATAATTCTTGCATAGATAATATATAGATTATATTTTTACAACTTTATCTTTTGTTATTTTGACTAAATGAGGATTCGGAACATCTAGTTTAGGTGGAGGAGTTTTCAACTCTTTTAAAATATCTGTATATGATTTCTTAGGCATTGTATATACAGTAATTATAGTTTTTTATTTCAAATTTAATTTAACACGCACTTGGAATATTTGTAATACCGTCCCATGTTATATTACATCCTTTGGCCCAGGATTGTTTTTGACAAATAGAATATTTACTAAAATCTATTTCTTTACTACAGGCGTCCCCTCCATTTCCTAAATTTTTTACATTGTAACATTTGGAAGAAGGACATGATGCCCCTGTATCATCAGATTTAGGAGTTTTATTATCTGGGCAACATCCAAATTGTGTTCCAACGCATGTATTAACCGTATTATTTGAACTATCTAAATCATAATACGAATTATACCAATAATCAGGACAACTGTCTACAGAGGGAGGGTAAGACCCTGATGTACTTGTTTTTAAAACAACCGCGGTAATAGTTAATGCTACTAATAAACAAAACAACGTAGTTACAAAAACATAATTTTGAAAAGTATTCATTTAATATTTCTATATATTTTATTTTACAATTATATGAAAGCAAATGGACGAGTTGATATTTTAAATGTACCGAACCAATTAAGTTTATATGATACTCCTAAAGTTTATACTTCTTCTTTTCAGGATGCATTACATGGAATATGGTTAGAAACACCCTTATCTAAAGCCTTTTTTTCAGTTCAAAACCAACAAATTATTCAAAATGGTATACGTGCAGGTGTGTACAAATTATCTGGTAATAAATTTGTTATTTCGGAACAATCCGATTCAGAACTCAAAATAGCTATGCGCACTATGTATCTGAATCATTGTGAAAATAGAATTGGAAATATTAAGGAACAAATTCAAGAGATAAATCAATACGTACTTGATTATTGTGTTCCGCGTATTTACAGTGAAGCGAAAGGATATCTGCAATATTTAAAAGATGCAAGCACACTTGTAGTTCCTATGTCAAGACCTATTCATGTTTCAACCGATAAAACACTTGAAATGAAACCTTGGTTTTAATATTTAATCATTATATTATTTTTTTTGAATTCAGGGGTTTCAAATGTTTTAGGGTAACTATCATCAAAGGGTTCTTTATAATCAGGTTCGCAATTATTTGCACAATATCCCATCACATGATTTTCTGAATATGCTTTATTGTAATTAAAAAAATGTGTATTTAAAGTTATCCAATCTTCTGGTGCAGTGTAATATTCAGGTATTTTATTGGGCAATGTTTGTACATGGGTTGCAGTGGTCCACCAAAAATTACCCGAATAATGATTATTTTTTTTCGATACATTACAGCCATACGTATCATACTTTTGTAATACATCTACTGCTTTTTTCCACAATTGAACATTCCAATACAACATGTCTTTTATCCATTTCATTACAGTTGATTCAGTCTTGGTACCGAAATGTCTTATTCCTTTTGTATGCAAATAGAAATATAACGTATTGGGAGGATCTAGAAAACTATGCTCTTTCATATGAAGTAAAGTAGGTCTTTCGAAATTTTTACTTTTTCCTACATAAATTATTTTTATTTTAGAGTCTTCAAACCGTTTATCTTCGAATAATCTACCTTCATCGTTTACAATACCAACACGAATTTCTTTCACTTTATCGTACAAACCATAGGTTTTAATCGCATCCATCAATATATCATACGATTTCTGCCAATTTCCTTTTTGACAAACATGTATATATCCAATAATAGTATTCATTATATTTTTTATTGATTTATTTTTTCTTGATTTATTTTTTCTTGTATTCATACTTTTTATTTATATTTTATTAAGATTATAAAGGATATAAAATAATTTAGAGAATATTGGTATGATTCTTTTGTTTGGTTCAAATGGATGGATTGGTTCTAAAGTAGTACACTTATTGAAAGAACGAAATATACCTATAGTAAAAGCAACTAGTCGCGCAGATGATATTACAAGTATTCGTAAAGAAATTAACGAAAGTTCAACACCTATCACACACATCATGAGTTTTATTGGTAGAACGCATGGTGTCTTCGAAAATGAAAAAATAACCACAATTGATTATTTAGAAAAACCTGGAAAATTAGTGGATAATATTCGTGATAATTTATATGCACCCGTTTCATTGGGATTGCTATGTAAAGAATTGAACATTCATTTTACATATCTAGGGACAGGGTGTATTTTTGAATACGATGAAGCGCACCCTTATGGTTGTGAAGACACTGGATTTCAAGAAGCATCTCTCCCGAATTTTGTTGGGTCGTCTTATTCTATTGTAAAAGGATTTACCGACCAGCTCATGCAC